TACTTAGTTATTCTCCATTCCATCACAGAAACTTTGAATAAAATCCCGCTCCTTGGTAACGCTCCAAGCTGATCCGAAGATGCCAGATTTACAGTCTGGCCCACCTCTTTAGTGGTCTACAGCGGGTAACTAGAAGAGTGCGCAGCCATAACAGACCACGCACTCACATACATAAAAAGTTTTAATATGCTACAAAATTACTTTGCTTCCTTAGCAACCTCAGCAGCTTCCTCTGGATGAGCAGCAGCCCACTTGTCACATTCCTTCTCAAAGGTAGTGCCAGGGAATGTCAGCCAACCCTTTGCCTTACATCTTGGACAATCATCTGGATGGCTCTTGCCCATACCAGGACCAAACTGAGACATATGCTGCTCATATTCAGCTTTCTCCATTGGGGACTCATATTCAATTTTTCTATGCTTGTAATCGTAAATCACACAAAAGCTCCTTTCATAAAAACGCAAAAATAGTTACTTATTTCCCTCTTCCTGTTTAGGAAGAAGTTTATCTACAGCCTTATCTAGCTGTTGTTTTCCATAAGATTCAATGCTCTCAAATGCACGGTCTACAATCTGAGAGATCATTTCAACAGTAAAAATAGGACGCATATATACAGGCACAAAAGCATATAGTTTTTCCACTACATACTCATGTTTCATGCCACCGGCTTTTACTGTATCCTTATATACAGACTCAGCTTCTGAGATATAATCGCCAGCAACTTCTTTTAACCTGGAATTCGTCCTAAAATAAAGGCTCAGACCGCCAAGGATGACCCATACGACAATCTGAGCAATATTGATAATTGTATTAATGTCCATAACACTTTCCTCGAATTAATAGCCGAGAAGTTTTAGAAAATCCCTCATCTGTTTTTCAGATAACTTTTCAGAAGTGTAGAAGGTATGGCTTGTATACTTACCATCTTCAGACTTACTTACAGTAAATCCATGAATGTCATCATCTTCATCAGTCTCTACATCCAGCTTCATTTCACCATCATGTAGCTCTGCGCAATCTTCACAGTTTTCATCACATTCATCTGTAAGACCAAACAGAATAACTTCCCTCTCAAGATCTTTACATTCTTCAATCACGTCCTGGGAGACAGATCCATCCATATCAATATAGAAGATATCTGCATCATACAGATCACCGTAATCATCCAGTGGGATGACAGTTACATAACCTTCGTCAGTTACGCTTAACATATATTCAATATCTGGATCGTCATCAGTAAGATCAACCCTCCAAATACTGGTTTCATCCAGATCCATAACCTCGTCAAAAATGTATTCGACCAGATCTCTGCCCGCGATCAGAGCTACAGTTTTATCTGTATGATATAAATGATGAATGAACTTATATGCTAATTCTGTGTAGTCATAAACAGTGATAATGTTTAAATTTTCTTTAACTTCAGGTGTTTTATTTTCAGTTACCTTTTTCATTTAAACGTATTTTCCTTTCATTCCTTATGTCGGATGCAATATGTACTATTTATTTTTTCTGGGATGGGAGAGTGTTAAATTAAGCACCCTTTACAGCATCCTTTAAAGCGGAGCCAGCCTTAAACTTAACAGTCTTAGTAGCTGCAATTTCAATCTCTTCACCAGTAGCAGGATTTCTACCAATTCTTGCAGGTCTTTCTGCTACATCAAAGCTACCAAAGCCGGTGATTGCAACCTTCTCACCCTTAACCAGTGCATCCTTAACTGCTTCAAAAACTGCATCTACAAAAATAGTAGTATCCTTTAAAGAAATCTTTGCATACTTCTCGTCCTGTACTGCAATTGTCTGTACGTTCTTTACTAATTCGGTCTTGTTCATAAAATAAATATCTCCTTTTTCTCGTTAAAATTTTTTAAAATAAAAAAGGGTAGCTGCTCCGAATGGAGTCAACTCCCTATGATTAGTTACGATTTTCTTTGCGGATGATCGAGAACCTATTTGTTTATGCGATTTTAGCTGATCGACAACAGCGGGTTTGTCACCCAAAAATATTGTGAAATTTATAACTTAACTTTTACACAAATTTTAGTTTAAAGAAATTAACTTTGTTTTGTCATCAATAACATGACCATTTTTATCCAGACAGATAAACATAAATCCTTCCTTCTGAGAATTGATTAACTGCCCATCTGTATACTTCATCTGCTTTGTTTCACAACAGCATCCTTGCTCGTAAATAGATGTATTTCCAATCTTATAAGAACAATTTAAACATATTGTTCTTCTGTTGTAGGGTGCTTTTTATAATAATAAAACCCATCATCCTTCAAAGTTCTATTAAAATTATTATTGTTCCCGCCACACCATTGCATAGCTTCTTTTATTGAGTTAAAAACTTTATTCGTGTTTAAACATTTAATTTTTTTTTGATGATGTTTTTCATCATGTATTTTCAAATATCTATTTTTTACATACTGCATTTTTTCTTCTGCAAATTGAATATCTGATTTATAACACCAAACTAAAGGTTCATGTGTCACTACATCTTTTCCAGCGGATAATAATTTATTATTACAACATTGCGAAATTGAGGAACTATTTATACCATATAATCTCCCTGCTTCCGTTGCATTTTTAAAGCTTTCTTTTTTATTAATACAATAAACTTCATTTATATATTCGCATTTTTTCTTTTTAAACGGCATATAGAAATATATTTGATTCTCATCATAATATTTCCAGATTCCTCGCTCACCATTTATATATCCAGCAGTTTGTAATCCGGATTTTTCTGAGCAACATTGTTGGATATAATCTTTATTAATACCAGTTTGTTGAGAAGCTTCGACAATAGTGTCATATATTTCCATAGTATTCAAACAAATTACTTTTCGAGAATTGCCATTTGAACTTCCTAAATTTACTTTCCCTTTTCTCGCTTTACTTAATTTTTTTGAAAGCTTACGTTTTTGACTTTCGTTATATCCAGAAATAGTATCACCACCATCTCCACCAGAAGCTATATTGTAAAAATTATCTGAATCTACCGCATTATAAAAAGAAATCCAATATATTTCTCTTTCGTCTAATTTTTCTTTTGACTCACATTCTTCAACTATTTCTTTTGAGAAGTTATCTTTGCCATACTTTTCAATTGCTCGCTTTAAATATGTACCACTCCCTAAATAGTTTTTCCATGTTCCTTCTTTATCATATTTCTTTTGTCCAATATATCGTTTTCCATTAATAAGATTTGTTGTAATATAAATAAAACCGTACATATTTAACCTTCCATATATTTTTACATAATAAAAGTGATCTACTTATTCGTAGACCATCTGTTTAACAACTCATCAAGTTTTTCGCTTTTGATATAAACCCAAAATAACTTTTTACTATTCGGGTTCAGTGCCGCCAAATTATATTTCATGCCATTTTTCATTAGATAATTTCTAAGCGGTAGAGAATAGCAGCAGTATAATTTTACATCCATGTATTCAACCTCTTAATTCAGTGAAATGACTTTCGTTTTATCCTTAATTAGATTGCCATTCTTATCCTGACAAATTACCGCAAATCCCTTTTTCTGTGGTTTTTGTAATTTACCATCAGCGTATCTCATCCTGTCTACATCACAAAATGCGCCCTGTTCAATCAATCGGATATATCCTCGCTCAGAATCACCAATTGAATGAGTGTGGGCCATAACAACCGCATCAAAAGATTCACGTTCTGTATCCTGTAAGAAATCCTTTGCTTTATCAGCAGTAGCGAGAATACCGGATCTGTATGCTAATGGATGAACAAACCATGTCTTTCCGATTTTATATTTCCAGTCATCAATAAATTGAATTTCAATGCCGGTTCCATCAAAAACTTCCGTTAATGGAGCATACCAGGTCTTAGTTTTATTCATTTTGTCATAATTTCTGAAACCATCTTCAAAAATTAGTTCCAGAGAAGTATTTGGCTGTAACTGCAAAAGATCGGTATCAATGTTCTTAGCAAAGTAATTTGCGAAACGCACATCATGATTACCGAAGTTGCAAAAAACCTTTTTAGGATTTACATATTTGATTAAATCAATAAGATATTGACGACCTTCGATCATTTCATTCATTGGTGAAATTCTATATTGCTTAGGAAATTTCGAAATAGCCTGACAGTCTACAACATCACCGTTTATCTGTAGAATATCCACATTTCTGTAATTTTCTAACAACTCATAATCTAACTGAAATGGAACATGTAAATCCGAAATGGATAGAATAGTAGTGGCTACACCAGAAAATCCATGAATATAATTGTCATACTCTTCCAGCAAATCGTAAATGGCATCCACCTCTC